ACAGATGATACTTACAGTTTAGGTTCTCCTGCAAAGCAATGGAAGGATCTGTATGTAAATGGAACTGCCGATATTGATGCACTAATAGTTTCTGGTATTTCCACATTCACTGGTGCTATTGATTCTAATGGCGGTCTAGATGTATTAGGTCACACTGAGTTAGATGACTTAAACGTATCGGGAGTATCAACCTTTACTGGTGCTATTGATGCTAATGGTGATCTTGATGTTGATGGTCACACTGAGTTAGATGACTTAAATGTATCGGGAGTATCAACCTTTACTGGTGCTATTGATGCTAATGGCGGTGCTAACATCTCTGGCGGAGAAACTATATTATCGTCCGCTACTGTTAGTGATTTAACATCGGGTAGAGTTGTTCTTGCTGGTGTTGCTGGTGCTTTAGAGGATAGTTTAAACCTCACCTTTAACGGTTCTCTGCTAACAGTAACTGGCGACGTTACAGTTACCGACTCTATCGCAGTTACCAACGACGCTGTTGTTAGTGCTGGTTTAACCGTAACTGGTGCTGTTGACTTTAATGGAGGTGCCAATATCTCTGGTGGAGAAACCATACTTTCATCTGCTACAGTCTCTGATCTTACTTCTGGAAGAGTTGTTCTTGCTGGTACTGCTGGTGCTTTACAGGATAGTTTAAACCTCACCTTTAACGGTACAACTCTTAACGTTACTGGCAATACGACTGTAGATAATGTAAGAATTGACGGTAATGAAATTGATACTACTTCTGGAGATTTAACTCTCGATTCTGCTGGTGGTACAGTTACAGTTGATGATAATCTTGTTGTTAATGGGACATTTAGTGTTCTTGGATCACAATCAATCATTAACACTGAAATTTTAAAAATTGAAGATTCTTTAATTGAAGTTGGTTTAGTAAATAGTGGCGGTTCATTAATTCCACCATCATCAAACACACTTGTTGATGTTGGTTTGGTCATGCACTATTATAAGAGTAGTGCTGCTAAAGTTGCTTCAGTGTTCTGGGACTATAGTTCGGATAAATTAGTTGCTGCTTCCGATGTAACAGAAACTAATGGAGTTATGGCAGTGTCTTCATATGCAGACTTTGAAATTGGTTCATTATATGTTAATGATTGTGCTGGATCATCTCAGGTAATTTCTTGCACAGGATCTGAAAGATTCTTAGAAAATATTACTATTGATGCTGGAACTTTCTAGTTTTTTACGCTGGTTATAAATATAGGTGGGTACATCCCACCTTTTTTTATATTCTACTATGAATGAGAATGATTATAGAAGTTTGATAATGGTTTATCAACAAAAAGTTAATGATCTTTTTTCACAATTGGTTTCTTGTGAGGCAAAATTATTAATTGCCAATCAAACTATAGAATCTTTAATGAAAAAAATTGAGGATGAAAAAGTTATCGCATCTCAAAATAAAAAAACTGTACAAAAAAATATTGTTGCAAATTCTGAGGAATTTTAATGGCAAAACCATCAACACGCCAAGGACTTATTGATTATTGTTTAAGACGCTTGGGTGCTCCAGTTTTAGAAATTAATGTTGATGATGATCAGATAGATGATCTTGTTGATGATGCTCTTCAATATTTCCAAGAACGACACTTTGATGGTGTGGAAAGGATGTATTTGAAGTACAGGTTTTCCCAAGAAGACATTAATAGGGGAAAAGCAACTAATAATACAGGAAGTGCAAATACTGCAGGTATCGTGACAACAACAGCATCCTCTACTGCAATTAGTGGATACGGTACAGTTACATCCAATTTTTACGAAACTTCTAATTTTATACAAATTCCAGATTCTGTTATTGGAATAGAAAAGATATTTAAATTTGATATGAGTTCGATATCTGGTGGAATGTTTAGTATAAAATATCAATTATTTTTGAATGACTTATATTATTTTAATTCTGTTGAACTACTACAATATTCAATGGTCAAATCATATCTGGAAGATATTGATTTCTTATTAACACCAGATAAGCAAGTTAGATATAATAAAAGACAAGATAGATTATATTTGGATATTGATTGGGGAAGCATAAATCCAAATGATTATATTATCATTGATTGCCACAGAATACTAGATCCCGATACATATACTGGTGTTTATAATGATAGTTTTCTTAAACTGTATTTGACTGCATTGATTAAGAGGCAGTGGGGATTAAATATGATGAAATTTAGTGGAACTAAATTGCCGGGCGGGATTGAGTTGAATGGTAGACAATATTATGAAGATGCAGAAAGGGAGTTGCAAGAAATTAAATCAAGAATGGCAATGGATTATGAATTACCACCCCTAGACTTTATTGGATAATGGCATTAAATCCTTTTTTTCTACAGGGCTCTTCTGGAGAGCAAAGATTAGTACAGGAGTTGATTAATGAACAACTCAAGATTTATGGTGTAGAGGTAGTTTATCTACCAAGAAAAATTGTTAATAGAGATTCTATTTTTAGAGAAATACAATCATCTAAATTTGATGACAATTTCCTCATAGAAGCATATGTGAACACATATGATGGATATGGTGGTGCTGGTGATATAATGACTAAATTTGGAGTTAGTTTGAGAGATGAATTATCCATTACTATCTCCAAAGAAAGATTTGAAGATTTTATTGCAGTCTTTTTGGATGATATAGAAACGGGCGAAATAAATGTCGCCGCAAGACCAAGAGAAGGTGATTTAATTTATTTTCCACTAGGACAAAGGATATTTGAAGTTAAGTTTGTAGAACACGAAAAACCATTTTATCAACTTGGACAAACGTATGTTTATGAACTGCAATGTGAACTATTCGAATACGAAGATGAAATGGGTGGATGGGACAATCTTAATACGACAACTGAGGAGATTGATAACACACTTGTAGATCAAGGTTTTATTATTTCACTAAAAGTAGTTCCAAGTGGAACTACAGCAACAGCTACCGCTAATATTGGTAGTGGATATGTTAGAAAAATATTTTTAAATAATGATGGGTATGGATATACCGGTATTCCGAATGTTGCAATTACACCAGCACCAGCAGGTGGTATTGATGCTACAGCAGTAGCAATTACAACTAGTATTGGTGGTGTACATTCCGTAAAGGAAATTCTTTTAACAAATGCAGGATCTGGATATGTTGAGATCCCAACAATAACCATTACAGGTGGTGGAGGAGTGGGAGCTGCTGCAACATGTTCATTAGTTACTGATAAAAAAGGAGTCGTATCATTTACTATTAATGATGGTGGTGTTGGATACACAACTACTCCGAGCGTTTCAATATCTCTTCCACCATTATCTCCGCAGTTACCTGCTTCAGCTAAAGCTATTGTAGGTTCTGGTGGGACCATAACTGAACTTAGAATAGTTGATGCTGGATCAGGATATTTTACAAATCCATCAGTAATTATTGGATCTGCATCTACAGTTGGATTTGGAACTTACTGGTTCAATGAAGTAATTATCGGATCTGTTTCTGGAGCATCTGCTAGAATTAAATCATGGGATGCAACTTCCAATATAATAAAGGTAGGACCAACAAATGGGGACTTTGTTGCAGGTGATATTGTTGTTGGAGAAAAATCTAATGCTACATATAGTATATCTGGAATAGTAACATCCAAATATGAAGATAAATATGAACAGAATGATACAATTCAAGAAGAGGCAGAGTTGATCGTAGATTTCACAGAATCAAATCCATTTGGAACTTACTAATGTTAGGAACATACTATTATCACGAAATAATAAGAAAAACAATTATTTCCTTTGGAACTTTGTTTAATGATATTCATATTAAACATAAAGATGGTTCTGGGGCAGAATATACTGATCTAGAAGTTCCTTTAGCATATGGACCTTCCCAAAAGTTTTTGGCGAGACTGGAGCAGCAAGCAAATTTAAATAAACCAGTCCAGATAACCCTTCCAAGAATGTCTTTTGAAGTGACATCTATTGAATATGATTCATCTAGAAAGACTGGAGTGGTTCAAACTTTTAGGGCTGTTGGTGATGATGATAAAATGAAAAAGGTTTACATGCCTGTTCCATATAATATTGGATTTGAATTGAGTATTTTTTGTAAATTGAACGATGACGCTTTACAAATTGTTGAGCAAATTTTACCATACTTCCAACCATCCTTCAATTTGACAATAGATTTAGTTGATTCAATTGGAGAAAAAAAAGATATTCCAGTCGTTCTTAATAGTGTTGCTATGCAAGACGACTATGAAGGAGACTTTTCAACAAGAAGAGCATTAATATACACTTTACAATTTACTGCAAAGAGTTATCTGTTTGGTCCAGTGGCAGATAATCCTGAGGGTCTTATTCGTAAAGTTATTGTCGATAATTACGCAGATACTAACAGGACAACTGCTAAGAGGGAAATGCGGTATACAGTTGTTCCAGACCCAATTGATGCAAATCCAGGAGATGATTTTGGATTCAGTGAAGATTGGCAATATCTTGGAGATTCTAGATCTTATAGTCCAACACAACAAACAGATATTTAATTGATCTTATGTCTGAATTTGATTCTATTGATGATGCTCTAAATGTAGAGAGTAGTATTGTTGAGGTTGAGGATGCTCCAAAAAGCATTCAAAAACCAGAGCAGAAGACTGATATCTCAAAAGATTATGAATATACAAGAGCAAACTTATACTCGTTGATTGAAAAGGGTCAAGAAGCAATCAATGGTATCATGGAACTTGCCGGTGAAGGTGGTAGTCCAAGAGCATATGAAGTTGCTGGTCAGTTAATTAAGAGTGTTGCTGATACAACTGATAAGTTAATCGACTTGCAGAAGAAACTGAAGGATGTGGAAGAGGATGTTGGAAATAATAAAGGACCCAACACTGTTACTAATAATGCAGTATTTGTTGGATCAACTTCGGAGTTACAAAAACTACTCAAGCAAGGTTTTCTAAATAATAGTAAGGAAAAATAATAAAAATGGCAAAGACCTGTAAAAAAGGATATTACTATTGTTTCACTTCTAAAAAGTGTAAGAAAATTCCTGTCGGTTACCATACTATGGGATCAGGTCGTTTGATGAAAGATAGTGATCATAAGGAAGATGATAGTGGTGAAGAATCCACCGAGACCACAAAGAATGGTAAGACAAATGGTAATGGTAGTAATGGTGGTAATGGTGGATCGGTAAGCGAAGCAAAAGAAAAGGGTGACCACGAAGTTTCGATGGCTAAGACTCAGGTCAAAAAGTCTATTGATAATCTTCAAAAGGTAGCAAAAGTTCTTGCAAAGAAAACTGATGCCGACAACTTACCTGCTTGGGTGCAGGCAAAGTTAACTGACACTGAGCATAATACTGATGCTGCTGCTTCTTACATGACTGGTAAGGAAGATCTTGATGAAGGTAAGCGTGATGGTAAGTCTGCTAAAGATAAGGACTATTCACTACATGACTGGTTCAAAGGTGGTGGATGG